CCGGTTGCGCGTATTCAAGAGGAGCTATATATTGTGTCTTTCCCGATGATGGCGCACCTATTACGACTAACCATACTGGCTGACCAAGTTGCATTACGTTGGTTATGGAAGCTGCCATAATTACGTCAAGAATATCCTCGTCCTCCATGTAGAGGTGTTCTCGCATTTTCTTTTTTAGGGTTGAGAGTTTCATATTATAGGCGGTTTAAATCATCTATAGCCTGCGGAAACGTACAGCCCTGTTGCTTCATATAAATAGAAATAGCGTCATATGCTTTTCCACAACCACCAAAGCAGTACGTTGTATTTGTCTTGGGGTAATAATGAAGAGAGGCAGTCTTTTCGTTGTGGAATATACACTTAGTAGAACGTTGTGAATTAAACTTAAGTAGATTTGATATTGGATATGCCTTTGCGTTTATTACTTTGTCGTTAGATAGGGCTTTTCTGCCCTCGTAGGTGGTCTTTTGAGCCTGTTCTTGATGTTTCTTCACCCATGCGCTATGAAAGCGCGTAGGGAGCCATAGAGAGGCTCTACGAGCCATATCAGCGATGATGGATACCTCGTCAGGGTAGGAAAGTGCTGTTGTCATAAGCGTATGGAAGTCTCCACCACGAGGGATGAAATCGCTTATGTCTTTTACACCTACCTGTTCAGGAATGAATATGAATTTTGCCTCTGGAAGATAGGAAAGAATCTTTACCATACCCTCGGCACCTGCGTCATCGTTGTCGAGACAGACGTACACGTCTTTGCCAATAAGTAATTCGGACCATTCAGATTGGAATGAGAGTGCACCGCCCGTTGAAGATAGTGCCGGTATGTTCATTGACCATAAAACAAGTGCGTCAAGCTCACCTTCAGTTATTACTACTTGTTTATGTTCTGGTGTTAGGTGGTTGAGTCCAAATAACGTCACCTTTGAGCCTTTGTCGTATAAATATTTAGGCTTTGAATCATCGGAAGGATCACGACGATATTTATTAAAAAGGAAGGTGCCATCTTGTGCGTATACAGGAATTATTAAACAGTTCTCAAGACCAAGAGCATCACCTGTACGAATATGGAATTGTTCAATCGTGTCTTCTGACACGCCTCGTCTTTTTAACCAATCCATATTCGTATTCATGCTTTGAACATTAGCACAAAAACCTTTCGTGTGGGAATAGAGCATGGTGTGGATAAGTCTGGTATTGACAGATAGAAATTTAGGAGTTAGGCTAGGGGCACCCCCCACGGGGGGGAGTAGCCCCAGCCTAAAATCTATTTTTTACTTTTTGGAATTTAGGGTACAGGGGGGGTAAAACCGTTTTGCGACGGTTTGTTTCTTTTTATAAATAGCAAACAAAAAACCGCCTTTCGGCGGTCTTTACTTTAATGGTTAGGTCTATCGGCTATTTACAACCTCTTGGACTTCTTGAATCTCTGCTCCAAATACTGCAACGCCTTTCTTTAGATCCTCAAATAGTAGCGCTTCGTTTACTACTAGGTAGTGGCGCGGGATTTTAGTTTCGTCAGTAATAAGTAGTTTTTTTACCTTTCGGAACTTTACTGCACCGGCTTCGGTTGATACTAATTCATCAGCACGTTCGATAGCGTCAAACTTCTTTGATGCTGTTTCCATTGTAAGTTTTCCTTTACCTGCACCAATGCGTGAGGCTATTTTATCTTCTTCCTCTTTTGCAATACGTGTTGCTTCTGTCTGGTACTCAGACATAGCTTTGCGTAGGTAGCTTATACTTTCTTCAAGCTCAAGCTCAAATGGCTTCCAGCGTCCTCGCTCAGCTTTGAGAGCTTCGTTAAGTGGTTTTGTAACCTTTTCTTTTTCCTCTGTGATACGGTCCAGAGTTTTGTTTAGGTTTGAAAGCATCTCTACTGCCGGAGGCATATCCTCTTTAGTAGTGATTGAAATACTTTTTGCTTTTGCTACTAATGGCTTGATTTCTTTTTCGATTGTAAGTTCAGTTGTCATAATGGTTATCGGTTATTTGTACTTACTTAGCATATTCTGTGTCGGTATAAAAGTAAAGTAGCCACTTAGTAGGGTGTGGATAACCTAATGCGTGGGTATAAATATGGTATAGTGTCCGTATGCCCACAAGATCGGAGTCGTTAAAAAAGCGCTGGGGAGACGTGCCACCGGAAGAAAGAAGTAAGATAATGAGCGCTCGCCGTAAGGCAGGTGCTCTTCGTCAGACTCCTGAGTACCGTAGCGAACTAGCAAAGAAAGCTGTGGAAGCACGATGGGCAAAAAATAAAAAAACTAACCAATAATTTTCTATGAATATTCCTGTAAAAGATGTGCTTGTTGATTTTGAAAAAAAGCCACTTGTGAGTGGGGAGGACAAGATGACTGTAGGATCAGCACTTGCGAATATCCTTATGGGAGCAACGGAAGGAGGGAAGATGAAGCTTTACACACTTGCACAAAAAGCATACACGGACAAAACATTAGATGTTGACGAGTCAGATCTTTCACTTATAAAGAAAACTGTCGAAGCTAATACCTCATACACAAACCTTGTCACTGGACAACTCCTTATTATTCTTGAGAACGTAAAATAGTTATGTCACAAAAAGTAGCAGCAGTAGGACCAGAGGGGTACGCAAAGTTGATGAAAGGAGTGGACTTCCTAGCAGACGGAGTCAAATCAACTCTTGGTCCGCACGGTCGTCTTTTCTTACTGGAAAAAGGTAACAAAGCTAGTAACGATGGTATCACTATTGCTCGTGAGTTGGTTGGAGCAATTGATGACGACATAGAACGTCGTGGAGCAACGTACCTTCTTGAAGCTTCGTCTAAAGTTAACGACGAACTAGGTGAGGGAACTACTACAGCAATGACCCTTTCACAAGCTGTTATCCATGAAGGTAACAGGCTTACTGCTGGTACAATTTCTTCTAAAATGTCTGTTCGTGCTTTTCGTAAAAAGCTAGATGACGAAAAGAAAATTGTTATTGAAAAAATAGACGCACTTGCAACACCTGTTACAAGTGAAGAGCAACTTATACAGAGTGCTCTTGTATCAGTTGAAAACGAGGAGCTAGCAACTATGATTGGTAAAGCTCAATGGGAGCTAGGGCCTGATGGCTGGATTCTTGCCGAAGAGACTGCATTTCCTACATCGTCATACGAACGTATCACTGGGCTTCGTGTAGATAACGGTTTTGGTACTTCGTTTATAATCAATAATCCAGAAAAGGAAGCGCTTGAGGTTAAGAATGTAAAAGTCATCTACACAAACCACACAGTTAAGGATATAAAAGTCTTTGTATCTGTATTGCAATCTCTTGGGTCAGTAGGAGTTACTGATGTAATTATTATGGCTCGTGCCTTTACTGAGGAAGCTGTTAAGCAGTGTCTGGAGCACATGAAGAATGGATTTAATATCTATCCTTTGAATGCACCGTACACTGACCATACAGAAATCATGTACGACCTACAGGCCGTTCTTGGCGGTAACCTTATAAACTCCGAGGAACGTGACCTTTCTTCTATCCAGCTATCTGATGTAGGTTTTGCAACATCAGTATTAGCTAAGCGTTACAGCACAGTATTCACTGGACTTGATGATGAGGCTACTAAAGAGCGTGTTGCTAAGCGTGTAGATACCCTTACTAAAAAGCTAGACGGATCTAAGTCATCATTTGAAAAGGCACACCTATCTACACGTATAGCCCAGCTTACGAATGGCTTCGGACTCCTTATGGTTGGAGCACGTACAGAGCAAGAGCGTAAGTACCTTAAGGACAAGGTAGACGACGCAGTTAATGCTGTACGTATTGCATATCAGGAGGGGACAGTAGCAGGAGCAGGGCAAGCGCTTAAGGCTATTAGTGAAGAGTTACCTGATGACTTCATATTGAAGCGAGTACTTGCTGTCCCGTACGAACAGATTATGCGTAATGCTGGCGAGACGTTTGAAGTAGACGAGTGGGTACGTGACCCTGTTAAAGTACTTCGTGTATGTCTTGAAGTAGCTTGCTCACTAGCTGGTACGTTTACTGCTATTGGTGGGGCTGTAGCTACTAAGACCGAGAAGCCTGTGTGTTGCGCAAAACAAAATACTCAAGAGGGTGTAGAATAAAACTATGGATGAGATAAAAATACAAAGCACTACAGAACTCGCAGACGGACAAAGTACTACCCTTATGGTCAACATGGACGACGGTTCAGTGTGGACCTGTACACCTGATGGTACTAATTGGACTAAGGTAAGGAAGTCTGACGCTGAATTGCAGGAACTGTTCAACCTACATTTACAAGATGTATTTAGTGGTAGAGTATAGTTATGGCAAAGAACAACTCAAAGATGACAGGTATGGAGCTTCTAATAAAAGCTACAGCACCTAAAGTTGTTGTTGCTTCTAAAAAGGCTCCGGTCAAAGTCGAGACTGGACAAGTAAAGAAGTAATGGATATTTGGTTTTTTCCCAATTCAAATGGCAACACAAGCACAAATAAAAGCAAATAGAGAGAACGCAAAAAAAGGTGGTCGCCCAAAAGGTGAAGCTACTGTCCTGCGTGAAAAAGCAAAAGACTATCTTGCTCGTAGACTTGAAGAAGAAATTGCACCTATTGCGAATAATCTTATTGAGAAAGCTAAGACAGGAGATGTCCCAGCTATTAAAGAATTATTTGACAGAGCTTGGGGTAAAGCACCACAAGCTGTTTCTCTTGAAGATGGGCACGGTAACCCTGTACCACTTCAAGTTATCAATGTCACTAGCATTTAATGGCAACGGAAGGTAGAACCCTTGACCTCCCCGCTAACGATAAGCAACGTGCAGCGCTTATTGCATGGCTTGACAACGACAAAATAGATGACGTTGTATATGGCGGTGCAGCCGGAGGTGGTAAGTCATTCCTCGCAGGTATCGCTTTAACTATGACCGCGCTCCAGTACCCTGGCGCACGGTTATTTTTAGGTCGTAAAGAGCTAAAGACCTTGATGCTAACGTCATACATCACGCTTACACAAAAAGTTTTTCCCCTGTTCGGTCTTAAGCAGGACCGTGACTGGAAGCTAGACGGTAAGTACAACGCCATACACTTCACCAATGGCTCCGTTATAAACCTATTAGACTTAGCCTATACGCCTAGTGACCCTTTATACGACCGCTTCGGTTCCCATGAGTACACCCGTGGCTGGATAGAGGAAGCATCAGAGGTGGACTTCAAAGCGTACGACGTACTCAAGTCCCGTATAGGCCGTCATAATATATTTAATGGCGTAGAGGTACGCAGTAAACTAGGACTATCACTGAACCCTAGTCAAGAATGGCCATACCGATTGTTCTATGTCCCGTGGAAAAAAGCGGACCGCATAAATGATCCGACGAAGCCCTTGGTGTCGTACTTTGCTGTAGTAGACGGAAAGTTATTTGAACGTACGTTTGTATTTATACAAGCGTTGTACAAAGACAATCCATTCACTGCCGGTGAGTACCAGAAGAATCTTGCAACTATCGTTGACCCCGTGCTAAAGCAACGTCTCATGGATGGGAACTGGGAGTACTCGTCAGCACAAGACACACTCTTTGATGCGCAGGTATTAGCTGACATGTACAGCAACCAGCTTCGTGATAGTAACGAGTACTACATGACTGTTGACATAGCCCGTAGCGTTGACCGCATAGTGCGCACCATATGGAAAGGTTGGGATGCTATACGTATCTCGTGGAAAGTAAATGTGCCGATAACCGAGACTGTAGACGACGTACGTACTGACGCTGATATGTACGGAATACCTCGTGAGAACATACTGTACGACGGTGACGGAGTAGGGAATACGTTTGGTGATTTGCTCCCTGGCGCTATTGCTTTTCATGGCGGTGCTTCTGCCTTCGGTCGTATAGGTGAAATAGACGTAAAAGAAAACTACGAGAACCTTAAGGCACAGTGCGCATACCACCTGTCAGAAAAAGCTAAGAACAGAGCCGTACGTGTTAGTGAGACCGATATAGAAGTGCGCGAACTACTAGCGCAAGAACTAGCGCAAGTGAAGCGTCGTGACGCTGATAAAGACGGTAAGCTCAAGATTACGAAGAAGGAAGAAATGAAAGGCGCACTTGGTAGATCACCTGACTTCGCTGACACATTCCTTATGCGTTCGTACTTTGACCTGCGTGAACGTGATGAGAGTATTGCTGGTGCCGGAGTGCTCAGTGTATTTATCCCCACTTATTAGAATATCCCCACTTGCTACTTGCACAATAAGTGTTCATACTGTACGCAAGAACAAATCTATTTTTAATTTATGTCCAAACCACTATGATAGGTCAGGCAGTTACCAATGACGAGGATGGAAACCCAGTTGATGGTAATGGTAACAAACTTGCAGTTTCTGCATATCAGCCAAGTAATGAAGTAAAGAAACTGTTTGCACGAGTGCAGACAGACTATCAGGTGGCGTACACACTACAGCACCGTACCTTTGACGAGTTCGACGGTATGTCATTGCTACAGCGCACAAAGCTAGATCAAGAAACGTTTGGTGCTTTTGTAGGTAGCGAATGGGTTCCACAACAGAACCAGTGGCGATGGCGTGGGCGCAAGAATACAGCCCGCAACCGGCTTATCGGTATCCTAGCGCACATGCTAGCAGCGATGTTGTTTCCGTACGTTCGTGCTATTAACGAACAAGACGAAGAGGAGGAAATGACTGCACAGGTTATGGGTATCCTTGTTGAAGATCACCTAAAGCGTGCAGGGTACGAGACAAAGTTTTTATACATTGTGCTATCCGCATTGGTTAACCCTGCAGTATTTGTTGGCGTTGAGTATGTAGAAGCACTACAGCGCGTGAAAGTGCAACTTGGCGGAGGCAAGGTAAAAATAGTGGAGGCAGTAGATGAATTCCTATCAGGTTTGAACCTAAACATTATCCCTATTGACGAGCTAATGCTTGGAGACT